ATTAATGGACAACGTTATCAGACAGTTCCGACAACTTCTTCAAAACTGATACCCGTGCGTGTTGCAACGAATGTCAGGCCAATGAAGTTGATCGAGCGAGCAGGCTTCACGAAGATGTCTGCACGGAACTCATTTGCGTCAATAACATCAGGTGTGTTATTGGTCTCATCACAAACTACCAGGAAGTCTGTGATGCCTCTCTTACCTTGAACATCGCGGAGGAAAGGTTCTACAATGTTAACAAAGTTAGATCTTGTGATTGCATCGTTGAACTCGAAGAGTTGTGCTCTTGCAGCTCTTTCAATTGCAACCTCAATGGTGAGGAACAGACGACGAACGTTGATTCTGTCGAACGCAGAAGTGTAAGAAAGTGCCGTCTTATCACCGAAGAGGAGAATGCCCTGCCCAGGTTGTGCGATGATTGGGTTGATTCTTCTGGAGTACAGAAGATCTCTCTGTGCCTGAGATGGGTTGTATGCAAGTTTAACTGCGTTGTTTACAGTTCCTCTTGTAACACCAGCGGGCGAGAACCATGGGAAAGAATTCTGAGAGGTTCTTGCCATCATTCCAGCAACATCAGCGTTGCAAGGAACGTAACGGAACTTGTTATTGAAACGATCAAACTTGTATGCGTAACCAGAATCTAAGACCGCATAGGAGGAAGAGTTAACTCCATCCAGAGTTGTAATAACGTTGTTTGTCTGTTGATCAGAGTTGGTCTTAGGAACATCATTTGCGAGAACGTCTCCTCTATCTGGGGAGATGGTAGCAACACAATCCTTTCTGTTTTCGGCGATGTTGACCAGTTTATTGGCCTTAGCCTGAGTATTCGCTCTATTGCCCTCACTTGGGCCCATGATCAAGTAGTTGATTGGATACTCTCTCTTGTTAGCGAATTGATCGTAACCTTCGATGATGTCACCAAGTGTTGCGGTCAGACCTTCAGTGAATCCACCGTTATAGTCCTTACCACCTTGCAGATCATATACAGATCTACCAATACCAGCGAACACAATTCCTTGTGCATCTTGACCCCATGCAGAAGCGGCCGCAGTAAATGCAGTTGTTCCTGTGGAGAATCCTGTTGGAGTTCCATTAGGAGCAAATCCACCAAACAGATATTCAGAGTTATCTGCGACGTAATCCTTATAGTAGATTGGATTGTTGAAACGTTTTGCGTCCTTAGCCTTGGAAAGACCAACGTGTTTCTCAAGGATTTGTCCAGAGTTTCCTGTGATAGTTCCCTTATCGTCTACAACTACGACGTGGATCTCATCAAATCTGGAGTTTCTCTCGTTTGCATAAGCACTAGTGCCAGGACGAGGAGCAACGTTCTTCCAATATACTGTGGAGTTATCTAATCCAAGTGTTTGACTTTCAAACCAGTCGGCAGTAGAGGTAGGAGTAAGAGTACCACTTACACTAGAACCAGTTACCTTAACGAATTCTGCAGTGGTTCCAACACCAACAGATGTAACTCTCAGGAAGTCATTGGTATTAATAACCTGACCACCAGAACCAAGACTGTTAACTACCAGTGTAGTAGCTCCAGACGCAGCGTCGGCCGCAACGGTAGTCGCAGATCCTGCATTTGACAGAACAGTAACTGTAGATCCATCATTGTGTGCAGTTGGAGAAGTTCCCTCAAGACCTCTTGTAGAGAAACCGACAAATCCAGTGCCAGTGTTGATTGTTTCACCAACACCGATGACTTCTGTTCCAATCAAGAGAAGGTTTGCAGAACCAGCACCAATCGTCGAGATACCACTAGCATTTGCTAAGAAAGCACCAGTAGCACCGATTGCAACTGCTGCACCACCAGCATTGTCAATCGTAGTTTCAGAAACGTTATCAAATACCAACAGTGCAGTTCCGATTCCGATCTCACCAACTGTTGTTCCTGCAACAAGTCTTTCAATGGTGATTGAAGTTGTTGCACTTCCAGTCGCACCAGGGATGGTCAGTGCGTTGTTTGTATCAAACTCATAAGAACCACCACGCACATAGTCTACGTTGTATTCGGTTCCACTCGCAGCAACTCTACTTACAACTTTAACTTCAAGACTCGAAGCACCGATACCAGTTACGATACCCTTCAGGTGACCGTCAAGAGAGATTGCAGTTCCGATTCCACCAACGTTGCCAGTGACAACCTGTGTAACTGCGGCTCCAACTGCAACTCCAGCAGTATTCAAACCACTCAGAACTTGGTCAGCACGACCATCAAGAACACAAACTCTGATGCCGTTGGCCCAGATACCAGGGTTCTTAGCAGCCCAATACCAATCTGTTGCAGAATCGTAGTTACCGTAGTAATCTTCGATATTTTTAATTTTTACTCCGCTGGTGACAGAAGATCCACCAGAGACTGCAGAGTTTGCATTATTAAGATCTTGACCATCAATTCTTACAACTCTTAGGACTCCGCCATAAGAGAGGTAAGAGGATGCGGACATCCAATATTCGTATTGTCCGTTTGTATCTTTGGGCTCTCCGAAGGTATCTACGAGATCCTTTTCGTTTTCGATAAGGATGGGTTCGTTGATAGGACCTTTAACGAAAGGACCAGCAATGGCGCCGGTCTGATCGCTAACGCCTGTGATGCCACCTCTAGTAAGGTCAACTTCCCTTACCTTAATACCAGGAGAGACTAAGCCTAAACCAGCCATCTGAGTTCCTCTAGAAGTTTCAGTTGATTTCTAAATTTATTTATTGTTTAGCACCTTTTCAAATGGGGAAATCAGACGTGAACTACCAATCGGGATATTCCCAATTACTTTTGGGGAGTTTTCCTTTTCTAACTCTTTTGATTGTACATTGTTTACACTCATAGGAATATGCAGATGGATATGCACCACGATCCTTTCGAGTCATATAAAAATCTTCAATCAGATTTTTACGTTCTCCACAAACTCTACAAGTTCTTTCTTTGAATAATAAGTGTTCTAGGCCAAACTCATCTTCGAGATCCATCAATAATACTCCCACATAAAACTCATGTCCCCATAAGTTGAATTGACATCATCAAGATCTGTTTTTCTCCATACAGTACCATCTTGGTCTGTCACAGAATCATCGTCTAGACCATCACTAATGAAACCAAATGGAGCCATATCCTGTTCAATCTGATCGCGTTGATCTTCATACAATCTTTTACGAACATCTTGATCAGTAAGTTCTTTAAAATAATCTTGTGCAACTAACCATGCATAGATGACCAGACACATTGCAAGGTCATCGTTACATCCATCTTCAGCCTCAAATGAATTTCTTTTATGGATGAATGTAGTAAGTTCGGAAAGGATCTCATAATCCTTAAATAAAATCTTATCAGCCTCAATCATCGTCTTGAGGTTTGAACAACCAACAGCTTTGACGGCCTTGGACATCTTCAATCCAAGTTGAGTTTTCTTACCAGAGAATCCTTGTCCTACAATTTGTCCTGCACGACCCCTCATGGAACACTGAAGGAGGTTTGGATACTCCAGATCATAATTTAAGATGGCAGCGATCTGATCCCCAATATCGTTGACCTCACATAACACCCATGCGTTATTATATGCCTTCACCGCATCGAAAATAATCGATGGGAACAACATAGGTTTGATTTCATTATTTCTATATTTTGCTACTACTTGGTGGGGATATTCAGTAATGTCAACAACCACAAAAGCCGAGTAATCCTGTCCACCACCCCTAGCCACGTCAACAGTACAAACGTAGTCGTGGTTATCTTGTGGTTTGACATATACGTCTAATCCGTTACCTGACTGTATCGGTTTCTCATATACTAGTGCTCTGAGTTTGGCTGGATTGATCAACGTGTCAACTGATCCTAGAAACTCACACTCAAACTCAACACGGAATTGTTGTTCACTGGTGTTTTTAATTGTCTGTTCTTTCCAGACTTCATCACGTCCAGGAACTTCAGACCAATGAACTGAAGTTGGAACATATTCATTTTGACCTCTCTCAGCATCATGCCACATTCTGTAAAAATGGTTCATCCCGTGAGGGGTAGAAACCATAATTACCTTTGTTGATTGGCCAGACGTAATAGTAGGATAAACAGAGGCAAAGAACGAGTCAGCGATGTGATTTGGAACGAACGCGAATTCGTCGAGGAAGAGGATATTGAACGACATGCCTCGGACAGCACTCGCAGATGTAGAAGCTGCCAATACCTTACTGCCATTTTCTAACTCCATCGATCCTTTGTTCCATGCAATGATACCCTGTTGCATCCATTTTGGCAGGTTCTCATATGCAAGTTGTAATCTACTAAGAAGTTCTCTCGCAGTAGACGCTTTGTTGGCTAGAATACCAACGTTTACACTGT